GTTGTAACAGTTGCAGCACTACCACCTGACTTAACGTCTCTTAATAGTGATACTTTTCTAAAATCGTTAGCAGCAGAAAAGTCTCCTGAATTTGCTGATTCAGTTCCTTCTAGGTTAGTATTTAACATAACAAAGAAACCACCTAATTCTTTAGGTGCATCAAAACCGTGACCACCTTTAGGTTCAATAATACAATCTAATTCTGAGTTAATTAAACCAACTGCTCCTGCTGTAACTATATCAGCATTTTTAATATAAGCAAATGTGTAACCAGAACCTGGATTTGTTACAGTAATACCAGATATTGCACCTGAAGTTACTGTTACTGAAACTACACCACCAGAACCATCACCTCTTATTGGAATATTAGTATGTGTTCCATCAGTTCCTCCAGTACCTACAGCTTTAACAATCACTATATTGATTGCGCCATCTGTAGCATTAGACGAAACTGTTGAATTTGTTTGTACTGCCATAAAATCTGTAGATAAAAAGTTTGCTTGTTGTGCGGCAGTTAGTGTGTACATATACTTCCATTTATAACCATCTGCAGTAGATAAAATGTTATTACTTGTACCTGTTGGTTCAACAGTAGATTGTGCTCCGTTATTATTATCTAAACACTTGTAAACGTTTCTAGCTGTTGTTAATACGTAAAAAGATGAATCAAATAAATTTGTAGAACCTGATGTAGAAGTTGTTTGAGTTGTAGTACCAGTTATATAAATTCCATAATCGTGTCTATACATATCATAGATTGTTCCAGTTAACCAGTTTCTTCTAGGAACTACTTTAGAAATATCTGAAGATGTAATTCTTTTAGCAGCCATCATATCATCAAAGGCATAAAACTCTTCAACACCTGTATCTGATGGAGTAATAGGATTTGAGTCAGTTCCCTCGTTATCTGTTCTACTATCTGGTCTTGTAGATGTTGTATAAGCGTGTGGTCTACCAATACCTAGATAATATACGTTTCCAGAGGCTTCTGAAAATGATTCCTCAAATTGTTCACTATTATGTATTCTAAACTTGTTTGTTATAATTGCTGGCATAATTCCTTATTTCCTTTTCATATTTATACGACTTTTCTATGATATATTAATTGTTCCATTCATTGCTGCGTGATTAGTACATTGATAATACAACGTTGCAGGTGCACTCATATCAACAGTAAATATAATATCTGTTGTTTCAGCAGAGTTATTTGTTACACCATCATTATACGCAGTACCACCTGTACCAGTAGTAGATTGTATTCTAAATGGGTGTCCACTCGCATTCATATTGAAAACATAAGTATGACCCTTTTTCAAGTATAATGTAGGGTTATCTGATGCTGAACTAAATCCATCACCCTCAAAAGTATAAGCTGTAGTACCATTAGCACTTACGTCAAATACAGCTGATGTTGTAGCGTAACCAGCGTTAAATCTTCCTTGCGATCCATTAAATACAATTGTTTGTTTGTTTAAAATCGCAGGTGATGTTATATTAACGTCTGATAATAATCCTACTGATGAGTTTTCTGACATTATTTGAATGTAAGAATTTGATGATGCAAAATATGGTTTGTCAGCGCTTGTGTCAACAACATATGCACCGTTATAAGTTGTCGCATTTGGGAAACTTCCTGTTCCACTATATCCTACTCTTATAATACTTCCTGTTCCTGATAAATCAACATTACCAGCACCTGATAAAGATACACCAGCTAAAGATGATGAACTAGAACCTAAAGCGACTGATGTACTACCTAATGTTATTGTTGAATTAGTTAATTGAGAGTTTGCGATATTAGCACTAGCACTTAATTCGTTTGTTGTAATTCCTGTAGCTGCTATTGAAATAGTATCACCAGATATTGATGTTGATATACCATTACCAGCAGCAATTTTTAATGTTTCACCTAATCCTATTGTAGTTGTAGTAGATGAGTTATCGGCAATTGTAATAGGATTGAAAGTGTTTGTGTTTGAAGTTAAATCTTTATTTGTTAAAGTGTCTGATGATGTTTCAGTTACTACTGCACCGTCAATAGCGATAGTTACTTCATCAGCTCCAACAGATGTTGTAATACCATTACCACCTGTAAATTTTAATGTGCTACCTGTACTAAATGAATCTACTGTTGAACTATCGTCAGATATATTGAATGTTGTTGTAACCGTTCCAAAAGATAAATTACCAACACCATCTGTTTTTAAAAATTGGCCTGTTGAACCATCAGCATTAGGATAAATTAAACCATCTATACTTACTCTACCTGTTCCATCAGGAGATATAACAATATTACCATTACTTGCTGATATTATAGAATTTCCATTAACATCTAAATTACCACCTAACTGAGGAGTAGTATCAGCAACAATATCAGGATCGCCTGCTTCAAATCTACTATTTCCTGTACTCCATTTTAATACTTGATTACTTGTGGCACCAGATACTGATATTTTTAAATCTGAACCGTCACCTATCGCAGAATAGACTTCGTTAAAGTTATCGTTAGTTTTATCACCACCAACTCTTAAAACGTCACCTGTTCCATCGTTAGCAACCGTTCCTATGTTAATTGTTTGTTTAGCCATTGTCTCTCTTTTTTCTTATATTTATACTCGTTCCTAAGCCGTTGTATCGTCAAATGTTCTCTGATCTGAACTAAAGTTTGTAACTGTGTTGTCAAAAGTATCACCAGAGAATTGAACAACAGATGGAAATGTTATATTACACTTAATATCTAATCCATCACCTGACATCATTGTAAATATACCCTTTGTTCCATCTAAATCTGTATTAGTACCAATAATTCTTAAATCACCTAAAGTAGCAAAAGTGTAACCACTTTTGTTTCCGTCTCTAACAAAAACTGTATTATGATATTTATTAAGTGTTCCCCAACGTGGTCCAGCATATGCAAAACCTTGCGTTACTCTTCTATTAGCTATAACACCTCTTCTTCTACTAATAAATTTATATCCTAAAGGTGCCATTGTTAAAGTTATATCTCTAGTATTATTAGGGAAGTGTTCTGTTGTATTTGGATTATTGTCTATTTGTCCTGCCAATAATGGATTTGGTCTTAATGTTGTACCATCACTATTTGTTCCTAATCTTCTTCCTAATATTGTAGAGAATAAAGTATTGAATAATTGGAATAATGGACCTTTGTCTAATCCAGAAGATATACCTTCTATTGGGTCTTTTAATCTTACATTTAATCTATTTTGTAAAGCAACTTGTCCAGTATAATAGAAACTAGATGCGTGCATAGTTTTCTTAAATGAATCTCTCCATTCATTAATTGATCTACCAACTTTTAATACATAAGAGAAATCCTGATAATATAAACTATCTTGTATCTTCATTGTAGATTCTGATACGTGTCCATCTTCATTAATAAACTTACCATCGGTATCACCTACGGATACAACATTAATAGTTGCTGAAGCTAAATCTATTTTTTTAACAGTTGCTGATCCACCCAACGTACCAGTAAAGTTTTGATCTGCTTGAATTGTTCCTGATACATTTTTTAATTTCATTAAACCTAATGTATTATTAACTGAAACAATTGTTCCAGATGCACCACCAGTGAAAGAAACACTATCGCCAGGTATAAAGTTTCCTGTTTGACTTACAAAGATAATATTGTTTTGAAAATTTAATGTAGGTGGTGTTGGTGATAATTCGTGTCTTAATCCTAATTCAACTGTTGTTACTTCTGTAATTTTTCCTATTTCAGTTCCATAAGCTTTTAATACACCACCTGTACCTGAAGAGTTAATTGTAACTGCTGGTAACTTATCATAATTTAATCCTTTATTAGTTAAGAAAATATCTGTAATATCTCCAACGTTTCCATTACCATTTTCTTCTTGTACTAATTTGTTACCAAAATAAACATCACCATTTTGTGTTTCATCTTCCATTATAATGTGATCGTCTGTACTCATACCTGGTGTTCCACTTTCTGGAGCAAATCCACCATTAACTACAGCTACAAATCCTGCTGCGCCTTGACCTACTGTTTGTGAATTGTCAAATACTAAAGCATCTCCAGTAGAATATCCTTGACCTACATTATCAATTATAACTTCATCAATTTTACCTTTACCAGTTCCTGTAATAGAGAAAAGAGCTCCAGTACCACCACCAGTTATTGTAACGTTATCTCCTATGTCATATAGGTTACCATCATTTAATAAAGTTTTTTGTCCAGGTATACCTGTAATATTTGCTTTGATAAAGTAATCATCAGTATCTGATTTTGTACCTAATATTACTTCACCTACTTGAAATGTTCCTTGTATTGTATCTTCGTTTACAATCAATTCTGAAATTTCATATTGACCTATTTGAAACTTAAATACGTTTTCAATAATTGCTGTTGCCTTACTATCATCACCTCTAATTTGTCTTCCAATTAAATCTTGCGTGTTTCCACTTACAGCAATACAACGTATAATTTTTTGTGTATCCCATTGTCCATCAGATGCTTTTAAAATTTGTTCTCTAGGATATATTGTTTCTGATTGTTCACCAAATAATAATCTAAAAAATAATTCGTGTCCTTTTGATGTACCTTTCATTCGGTACATTGATCTTATATTTTTAATTAATTTTCTTTTATCTATACCAGTTGCTAAATTTTCAGGTATTGTTGCTAAAAACTCGTCTCTAAATTGTGTTAAAAAATTTGAGATAACTTTATCTGGATCACGGAAGCTAGTTAACTCTTGTATTGTTTGAACAGGATTAGGTTTATAATCTGATAATTTTGCGTTAGCGTTTGATGATTGACCTACAATAATTTCGTTTGATACAAATTTATTTTGTGCTGATATGAATAGCCTATTATTATCATAATCAACAGCTAATACTTTAGCAGTAGCTTTTGATGTATTACCTTTTATTATTTCTCCAATTGTAAACTTACCATAAACAGTGTCTTCTAATATAATTTTATCGCCAGTATCTTTTTGAGTTGATTCACCTGTAATACTTCCAGCGTCTAACACTAAATTGTTAATTTGGTTAGTTTCTGTTTCTAATAAAATACCATCTGTACCTTGAACATCAGAAATCGTAATTTCTGCGGATTCCATAAACGCATAATACGTTTTTATAAACTCTACAAATTTTGGGTGATCGGATAGTACAAAGTCAGGTAATTGACTTTCTATAAGATGTGATATTTTGTCGTCAAATTTTGCCATTGTTCATTAGTAACTTGGTGAAGTATTATAACCAACACCCGCTTCTGATGAACCTCCAACAAAAGTATCTTGTTCTACTGTAATTAAAGAATTTGAAATATCTATTTCTATAATTTGATTTCTTACAGGAACAACATCATTTGATAATGGTTGTGCTGTAATTTCTATGACTGTAGAAGCAAGACCTCTAATATTTGAAATTGAAGTTACATTTAACGAGTTGATTGATATTTGTCCGTTAGTATAATCAATTGTTCCTTGAGTATTGTCAGCATAAGTTTTAACACCTGATACATAATAAAATCTTCTTACATTTCCATTACCATCATCATCTAAAAACATTTCGTTAGTGTTACCTTCTACAAAAAAACCTGTTGAAGATAATATACCACCACCTACTTGATTATGTCCTTCGTGTGGATTGTATAATGCGTTTCTAAAATACACATTATATTTTGTTGAAGAATTTAAAGTTGGTGTAAAACTTTTTCTAATTTTTAAAGTTGATATATTAGATTGAATACTTGAGTCTGTATTATCAATTAAAGCTGAAAGTTTTGAAAATCTAAAAACACCATCAAATCTTTGTAAAACATTTGTGTTATAATTTGTAATTGTATCTACAACATTTGATCTCAAAGTATCTGATGATTTAGTTGTATCATTAGCATTATATTTTACTGTTGTTGTTAACAATATAGATGTTGTTTCAGGATCAATGATTTCTGGTTTAACAGATGCAATGTTATATTCACTTAATCTATTTACAATATCTGTTTTTGTATAGTTTGTTAAAGTAGAACCTGATGCTGCTTTAATAGAAACTTTAACAACACCATATACTGGAGTTTCATCATCTTCCCCACCCCATACACTTACTGATAGAGCATTTGGATAAATTGATTTAATTAAAGTCTCATAATCAGTTGCTGTTACACATCTGTCTTGTGCTGTATATTGTAAAGGTGCGTTATACTTAATTGAGTCTTTTGTTTCTGCGTCAGCACCACCTTGTGCTTTTGAACTTGTTGTTATTGTAACATTTGTAAAACTATCAATGTCACCAGCTAATGTAAATTTACTAGCACCATTCGCAGCAGTTTTGTTTGTTACAATATAATCTACAATTACTATATTACCATCTGATAATTTGTTTCCAATAATTCCATCTCCAAAATATAATTCAAATTTACCTGTATCTGTTTCTTGTAGAAAATATACTTTTGATTCATCATCTAAAGCTCTTAAACCTTTTGCTAAAGTGTATGTGTTTGAAGTAGTATCACTTGCACTGTTTTGAACTTTAACAGTAAGTGTAGATGTATCAGCATTTACACTAGGTATAATAAATTTTTGATCTACGTCAGAACTATCTACAACATATTTAAATGTAACTAACGTTCCTTCATAAACTGGAACGTTTGTAAATTTATAAATTCCGTTTGCTGGTGTAGTTGTATGATCTGAATTTGTTACAAAGTTATAAATTACATCATCAACAGTTGTTGTATAAACTGTTCCTTTATCCATAGTAATTGATGTACCAGTTGCATCATTAACCGTTATATCAATTTCTGCTTTTGGAGCTCTAGGACTAGATGGTGTATATCCTAGCATTTTTGCTAATGAGACAATGTT